GGCAGATTTTCTATCTTCGTCATCTCCCGTATATTTACCATTTTTACCATCATTCTTTTTATCTTTGAACCACGGACCAAATTTTCCATATGGAATTTGTGGTGGATTGGATAAAGTTTCAATTAGTTTTTGAACATCTTCAATATCTAATAGTCCTGCTTCTACCAAAGATAATAAAGCTTCTGGAGGAAGAAACATAGAAAGAGAAATCATATGTTCACCTTCATCTTCTGCAAATGGTAATTGAGGAACTTCTTCAAACATATCGGGATGTTCTTGTATTTCTTGTTCTACCATATCAAACATATTACGAATATCTTCATCTGTTAGTTTTTTCATGATGTCATTTAATTCACCTGGCATGGGTGGAAGTTTCATATTTTTATTTTTCTTATCGATGTCTTTTGCATCAATAATCTTTTTGGGTTCAGGAGGGTTGACATCTTCCTTTTCTTTTTCCATATCATAAAGTTCTACAACGGTGTTGTCTGGCTCTAAATATGTTGCAATGAAATCTTTTGGTATTTTTGTTTCAATTGCGTCTGTGAATGAAAGCCAATTCTTTAAAACCGTTATTTCTTTTTGAGTTCCATGAGGACTTGAAACCATAATACTCTTAAAAATCATTGGTCTTTCCAAGATAAGTTTTCCTTGTTTCTCTCCACGAATTCTTGCAATGATTTCTTCACCACTGCGGAGTTTCAAAATTCTATAAGGTGTATTCATTATCTTATCCTCATATTTTTATCTTTACTAATTTAAAAGAAAAGTTCTCATTACTATATATCTTCATTCTTTCGTCTAGGTGACGAAGAGTATGATTTTTATATTTTAGGTGCGATAGATTATCACTAATATCATATAATTTTACACTTTCTTTGTTATCAGAAGTACGCAAACCCCGTCCAATCGATTGTAAAACCCGAACAACCGATTTGGACGGAGATGCGAATATAATATTATGAATATTTTTTATATTTATACCAGTGGAACATGTCCCATACGAAGCAATCAAAATGGCATTTTCTTCTTTATCGATAATATTTCTTATATATTCTCTTTGTTCTGTTTCTGTTCCACCATGAATAAAGAAAACTTTTCTGTCTGGGTATTTGTTTCTTATACTTTCAAATAATGGTTTTCCGTGGTCTTCAACGTAGTTGAATAATAATAGAGTATTCCCCTTTAATTTACCACAGAGGTTCTCAATGAATATATTTCGTCTTTTATGGGTAACTATCCATTTGATTTCGTCTTGATATTTGGCTCTTTTAATCTGTACAATATCTTCTGGTGGATATTGAAGATTTATACAATCTATTTCTAATTTAGATAGTAGTTTTTTCTCCATTAATTCAGTAGTTGAGGTTACATTCATAACTTTACCAAATAACCCTTCAATTACCAACTTGTGTGTCTGTGTCCCGTCTAATGTCCCTGTCGTCCCTATGCGGTACTTTGCACCCTTTAATTTCGACATTAGGGTTGTTAGGGACTTGGATTTAAAAAGGTGACACTCATCCCCAAACACAGCACCAAATTGTTCAAAATATTTGTCTGGGAGTTTGTATATACTTTGCCAAGTAGATATTACAACTCGTTTATCTGTTTGTTTGTCTTGACCCGCATATATCGAATGGCAAGTATCATCGGCATCCCACCCTGTATCTTTTGATGAATAGTCACGGAAATCGTTGTACATTTGAGAAACTAAACCAGTAGTAGGAACAACAATAAGGATTTTTTTATCATTTGGAAGGATGTCTTCATAGTACCGAATAAGAGAATATATGATGAGAGATTTACCACTACCTGTTGGTGAGAGTAAAAGACACCTATCATTATTAATTGCGTGTGATATTGCTTCAATTTGGTGTTTGTGTGGTTTTATTCGATTAGTTTTAACCATAGGACGAAGTTTATCATACACATACATTTCTATATCTTTGTTTGATATTTGTTCCTTTGATTTCTTTATTTCGCTGTCAATTGTGTAATTTCTATCGTTTGCGAATGTATAAACATAATCAAGTAGACCTGCAAATATTTGTTGTGTGTGGATATTATATAATCGAATCTGTCCATCCCATAGTTTATTTTTATATGCAGGGGTATATTGGTAGTTTGGAACAGTGAATGTGAAAAAGTCAGAGAGTTCTTTGGCAATAGAACGCTCGCATCGTATTTTGATGTGGACTTCATTAACTTTTTCTATTAGTAAATCACTCATGAACCATTGGTGAATTTTAACCAATCAATTGAGGCTCTAATAGACCATTGACGATTATTGATAATCTTGATAATATTTTCAAGATACTCTACCTTTTCCTTTTGAAATAATATTTTGTTTGATAATTTGATGATGTCTTCATCTGCATCTAAAAATTTATCAATATCCGATTTGAGAATGTTTAGATTGAAAGCATCCCATCCATATTCTTCAAGTTCTTCTTGGGACATCTTTCCTGTATAATATAACCATTTGTCTTTTCTAAGACGATACAGGTCTGATTTCATTTTACCAAGAATGAGTTTTTCATCTGTAAATATGATAAGATATTTGTTATGAATTTGAGGAGTTTTCATTGATTCTTTGTCTAACTCCGTATCATCCATTTTCAAATCTTGAATAGCCATATTTCTTATTTCATCTAAATTCATAATATAATTATATCACATATTTGGCGAATGTCAATCTAATTCTATAACATCATATGAATCATATGTGAATGTAGCATTTGCAACAATTGGTTCATTATCAGTATTTGCAGATGTAAAATCAAATCCAGATAATGCAATAGGGAATGCATTTTTGAATCTTATATGTAAATTTGGTTTATAATTACTATTCATTACTACAAGAAGTATATCAGAAAAGAAATCATCATTTATGACGGGAGCAATGGTGTCGTCAGATGTTTCCATGACACCGATTCCCTTCATCCATTCAAAAACTTCTAACCAGTTTTTCATATTTTCATCCACAATGAAGTTTATTGTAATATCTTCAAATGTATATTTACCACCCATCCATTTAGGAAATAATCCACCAGGAACAGGTTGTTCAAATGGTGACATATTCACACTAGGTAATGAAACACTCTGTACAAAATATGTTACAGTTGGAAGTCTGGTGAATTCTAATTTAAAATAACTATTAGCTAAGTAGTTATTATTATCTGGTTGTCTTGGATTGGTTACTTGCGTAACATCTGGAATACCAGGTCCTGTATATCCTGCATCTGACATAATAATCTCCTATGATATATGTATATGAAAAAAGGGTGTCCCGAAGGACACCCTTTTCATTCATTAGTATGAATCAGGATTAGATTCCTGTGTTACCATGAAGGTTCTTAATACCGAACAATCGGAAGTAAACATTATCTGCTCCACCAATTGCTGTTGAAGCGGATGAACCATTACTGAATGGGTTGTTTACCATTCCATATCGAGTCTTGAACCCGATTTTTGGTTGGAATGTGTTTTCACCAACCGCACGAACCATTTGTAGCGGAACGTATGGGCAGTAGAACATACCAGCATCATATGGGTTGCTACCTCTGTAACCAACACATGCGTAATTTACATCTGTACCTTCGTGGTCTGAGGCACTATATGGGTCAATATATACTTTCATTTTTCCATTAAGTGTACCAACAAAAGTGTTACCAGTGTCATCTACATCAAGTGATGTGTTTAATGCTGGTGAGAGTTGCAACCAACCACCCATTGCGAGTGCAGAAGCAACATCAGATGAACAAACAACGAAGTTACCTTTACCTCTACGAGTTTCTTTTGCGATTGCATTTGCTTCTCGTTCGAGTTGGAACATAAGTCCACGGAATCGTTCAGCACTCCAACGACCATCTGAATCTACAGCAAGGTCATAATAACCAGCATCGGTGAGGTCGTTGTTTTGAGCACCCGATTTAGCACTTGCATAGATGCTTCGTACAACTTCTCGGTTGATTTCAGCAAGAATTTCGTTGCTAAGAATATTAGCAAGTTCAGATTCTGCATCAAGACCATGAACTGCTTTCAAGTCTTGTGCGAGTTCTGTGGTGTATTCTGCTTTCAACGCACGGGTTTTTGCTTCTACAGCAACTCGTTCGATTGTGAATGCCATTTCTTTGAATGTTGCAGAATCACCTAAACCTTCGGCAGTTCCTGTCAACATTGCACGAAGACCAGTAAGTGCAGGGGCACCTGCGTGTGGATTAACACCACCAGTTGCACTAAATGCGGCACCTGTTGAAGTTGCACCAGCACCAGAGAACTTAGCAAATGCTTCTTGATACAATGCTTCAGCACCTTCTTGTGAATCGTACCTTGAACGCATTGCAAAAATCAAACCTGTTGGTGCTGACATTGGTTGAACACCAATAAGGTCATAGGCCATTAGGTTTGGCATTGAACGGCGAACAAGACTAATCAAAATCGGGTCGTAACCAGCAAGATTGGACGAACCAGAACCTGCTTGTTGTACAGAGAAACCACCACCACCCATTGCGTTGGTTGGTGCTTCTGTTAGATGTTGTTCACGAAGTGCTTGTTCTTGGTTTTCTAAAAGAACAGCAGTTACTTTTTCTTTGTATCGGTCATTAATGCTTGGTATGCTTGGGTGTTCCAACACTGGCTCCCACTTTTCTGCAAGCACATCAGCCGTACTATTTTCTTGATTAAAATCCATTTATATACTCTCCTTCTTTGAGTTTACTTTACTATTAAATTATTTATAAAAATCGTATTTTACGATGTTCTATCTGCTTTGCTGTGACGGTGAATGGCATTCATATACATGTCCATATGTCCACCTTCTTCTGGTTTGATGCTCTTATCAGTTGTTTCTACTTCTTCCGTTAGGAAAGGAGTGTCTTCTGTGACATAACTTTCTCGAAGAATGTTTACTTTATCTCGAAACTCGTCTTCATCTTCGTAATCAATACCTTCTGTAAGTGAAGCAAGTCTATCGACTTCTAAGTCAGTTAGACCTTCTGTTTCTTCGAGGAAGATTTCACTACATCGAGATGCTTGAAGTTCTTTTCGTAGTGCAATGTTTTCCTCAAGGACTTCGTTGATTCCACCTTCGAGTTGTTCATTAACTTCAACCATTTCACCCATAAGGTCGTATTTTTCGTCTGGAACATCAATCCATGAGTTCTCGAATAACTCCTTTAGTCCAAGAATGAAATTTTCTGCAACATCAGTACGAACACCATTTTCGACTGCTAATGCATTTTCTTCCATCCACTGTTCTACGACATAACTAAGATAGTCGTCAAGTTTTTCAACTAGGTCTTTGGTTGTTTCTTCGATACTTTCTTCAAGGATTGCTTGGTATTGTTCGGTAAGTTCACTTTCAATTAAATCAACTCGTTCGTTAATTGCAGCTTCAAAGATTGTTGCAGCCTTATACTGAAAATCTTCTGATAAATCTTCACCATCAAAAAGTGCATCTAGTGTACTTTCTAATCTTTCTTGAGATGAACCAGGTGCTGATAAACTACCAACTTCTTGTGGTCCTTTTGATTTACCAGAAATTGAAGCCTTATTCTTTTTATCTTTACCTTCTGTACCCTTATCTGTGTCAATTTTTGCATGACCACCTTCGGCATCTTGGTAAAGTTTTGGGTCTTCTTCGCTTTTTGTATCGAGAGTTGGGGTTTCTGCTTTCTTCCCACCTTCGAGTAATGTTCTAAGTTTATCTGACATAATTGAGTAACTCCTTGTTATTGTAGTCTGTTTCTTTATTTATACTTTTAGAAAGTTTTACTTTCTATTTTTTACCTAATAATTTTTGTAAAGCCCATTTTGATGCACTTATTACTATATCACCAGACTTATCTGTTGCTTTTTGAACGATTTTATCCTTTACAGATTTTGCGGCAGCACCTGCAACCTCTTTTGCAGTTCCTTTGATTGCTTCTGTGGTTTTATCTCCAAGATGTTCTCTACTTTTATCTTCAACCTTTTTTGCTTTTTCTTTAACCTTATCTGCAAAACCTTCTTCAACATATCCTTCTGGAAGAAGGACTGATTTGGAATATTCTAATAAAGATTTGCTACTGTTTGTCATTAATAACTCCGTTTTTAGTATATTTCTTATAATAGTATATTTCTTATAATTTAGATAAGAAATCCTTGAATGCAAAAATTGCTTGTTCTTCTAATTCCTGTACATTTGCTTTTTCAATCATTATTTTATAATCATTAATTTCTTTTTCTTTAATAACCCCATTATCCCAAACCCATTCTTTTCCTTCCATAATACCATTTACGAATGCACCTGGTGCCGATGGATCTGCAACGATGTCCACTGCTGAAAGCATAAAATCATCTTTTACATAGTTCGCACCGTTTCTTTCTTCGAGTGAACCCATACCTCTTGAAGAAACACCAAGTTGTGCCCCTTCTGAAACGAGGTTCTTTGCGATATTTCCCATAGGAGTATCAAGTAATTTTGCTTTACCTACAACATCATTACCTTGAACTTTGAGTTCTTTAATCATGTGAGAAACTCTATCGAGATTCACGGTAGGTCCTTGTGGGTGGTTAAGTTCACCCAACGCACGATTGCGAGATACAAGGTCTTTATTGTATCGAGTAACTTCATTAGTCATGATACCAAGGGGATAGATGCGACCATTGCGGTTCTTTTGCTCTGCTTGCATAAAGACGCCCTGAATGAAGTGTGTTTTTGCACCAGTAGATTTGTCTTCTTCAACAAGGTACTGGATATCTTCCGTCATTTCAGTGATTAGTTTCATCAATTTTTACCTTTTCTTTTTTCTTCTTTTGCTTTATCAGAATACCATGATTGTTTAACATGTGCTTTTTGTTTATCGGAAAGTTTTTCATATCGAGAAATCTTCATACCATAAATAAATTCTTTACGATCATCTCCGCCAGCACCTTCCGTTTGAATATTTGATGCTCCTTGATTTCTATTTTTAACCTTATCAATTCCACTATTAACCATATCACGAACTTTAGATTTGACAACTTCTTTACCTATTTTCTTTCCTGTTTCTGTTTTGGCAAGACCCACTACAGCTTTACCAACTGGTTTTGCAACAGCTGCAATACCACGAAGAACTGGAGCAACCCATTCATCAATTTCTTCACTTTCTCCGATTGCTTTCTTGCGAACCTTTCTTCGGTTCTTTAAGTATTCATCGGATTCATCTGAATCACCATCATTATCTATATCAGAATCTTCTGCGTCCACAGGATCCATTCCTTCACCATCATCTTCTAGTTCTGTTGAAGGCGCAAATATAATTTCGTCTTCTTCTGATTTCTTTTTCTTTTTATCTTCTGAAAGACCATAAACTCCATCGGTAACATCATCTTTGATGAAATTAATTGCTTCACCTATTTTAGAATATAAAATATCCTCAGTTTCTTCCTTTGCGGCAGCAATGTTACCATTCATTAGATTTTCAATGATGTTTTCTGTGTTCATGTTTTTACCTTATTCTTCTTCGTTAAATTGACTATTGCAAAAGTTCAACACCTTTTTGTAATCATCTTCCGAAGTTTCAAGTAAAGAACGCATCTTTACCTGATTATCTTCTGTAAGAGTGTCGTGTACTGCGACCAGATTACAGGCATCTTCTAATGTAATATGTATATCAGAACCATCTTTGGCATTGAATGAAACGCCATTTTGTTCAGAAAGTGCTTCTTGTAATGTAAAAATAATATTATCCATTTGATTATCCTTCTTCTGCTTCAAATTGGTCATCATCTAAGATGCCACTTGAAAGTTCTACATGTTTGTCTGTAATGACTTCACCGAGTCTATCATTGATTTCTGCGGCGAATGCGTTATTAAATTCTTCTTGGTCTTTATTCAGCAAAGATGCCATCATTGTATCCATATTATCATTCATTAGTAGTATGCTCCTTGTTGCTGTTGTTGTTGTGGGTCTTGTTGCATTTGATCATCCATCATTTGCTCATCTCCTGCATTTTTTTGATTCTCTGTTTCTATTTGTGCATCAATTTCTATGATTTCTTCTTCTGATTGTTGAAGTATGTTTTTTCGTATCCATTCGGTAGAATAATACTTTCCAACATATTCATCCATCTGTGCAAGAATATCAAGTCTGTCTTTCATAATTTCGGCTTGTTTGAGTTCTGAAAAATATGAATCTTGTGTATATATAAATCGAATATCTGGTTCAATGTACTTCCAATCGTCTTCTGACATCACACCTTTAAGAATGAGTTGTACTCTAAGGAGTTGAACAAAAATTTCAGAGAAACGAACTCGAAGTTTTTCAATAAACTTATAGAATTTTACTTCATCTCTTGTGATTTCAGCAGAACGACCCATATTAAAGCCATTTTCTGCTTCCATTCGGGAGATAGGAACATTCAAAGAACGATAAACTTTCTTGAGTAGGTATTCAACATCTTCCATTTCACCTAGATTTTGTCCACCATCAAGTGTGGTGATTTCTGTTCCTCTACCACCCTCTCGTCTTGGCATCCAATAATCTTCTAGCATATGGAAATGATTTCTACCATCTCTAATTTCACCTGTATTTGCATCATATGTTAGTTTATTTCTATATCGATTCATAATATCACGAAGATATTGTTCTGCTTTATTCTTTGGAAGATTACCCACATCAACATAGAAAATTCTTCGTTCTGGAGCGCGAGAAATACGATATACAACCACAGCATCTTCAATTTGTCGTAGCATATTAACAGACCTAATTGCTTTTTGAAGATATCCTACAACCCTTTTGCTCGACATATCAACAACACCAGAATGTGCATAACAAACAGAATCAGTTGCAATTTTAATACCACTAGATGGAGTTGAAAAATTTGCATTCTTATCTGTGTCAGTATAGACATAAAATTCTTCCACTTCTTTAATGAAAGGAACTCTATTAGCACCCATCTGTCGTTGGTCTTTTTTGACTTTACGAACCTTTTTGATTTTTATTGGGTCAATTGCACGAAGTTCTTTGATACCTTTTTGGGGAGCATCTTTATCAAGAACAATATGGTAATATAACTTGCTGTCAATGTACCATCTTCGGAATAAATCCGCACCTTTTGTATGGAACTTTAACATTCGTAGAATACCATCATATTCTGTGTATATTTTCTTTTTAATATTTTCTGATAAATCTGTTTTGTCTAAATCTAATTTGACTGGTTTTAGGTCTTTATCCATAATAATAGAATCATTGACAATATCTTCAATTGCTTGATCCACTTCTGGAAACATAGCAAGGCTTCGATATTTTTCAATAAGTTTATTTTCATCACGAATAGAACCAGAGAAGTCTACAAGTGTTCCGAAGACTCCCCCGGTTTCTAGGGTGTAAGTACCGTCAAAACTGTCTGGTGCGACAAACGATTCTTCTTTATTCGATTCTTGTGGTCCAACAGGGTTTTGTTTCCCTATACTTAGACCAAAAAGTTTCATAGGCATAATATAATTTCCTTTAATAGTATGGAGTTGTTATTATATGTATAATAAAAACAGCTCATATTATTTAAAGTCTATTAAGGAGCAATATTACCAGATACTACGGAATCAATCATTTCTTGAGCTGTTTCCTCTGCTGTGGGTGCTTCGCCCCCACAATCGCCCAACCAATCGTATGCAATAGTACAAGCAAATTCAGTTGCAGTATCAGCAGTATCATAACTCAAGTCAATCGCACCCACATCAACGGGCCAACATTTATGCAGAGTAACACAAGTATGATCTGCTCCCGTCATGGATAGTTGTTTCACGGTTATGTCGATATAATTATTTGTTCCACCACCTAAAACATTGCCTTCGCCCCCACCAGGAGTTTGAGCTGCATTAGGAATATTGTCTTCATGTAGATTAAATGTTCTATGCCACGCAGAAAGATTTTCACGAATTTTCTCTGTGGTATCGTCAAGAACTGTAAATGTCCACTCTGCATATGCTCTATCACCTGGTAATTTTGCGACTCTACCTCTAAAGGGAATTTGCAAAATTCCTAAAGTTTCTGCTGGTATAGATGCAGCCTTAACTAAAATGGGCTCTACTGTACCCTCTGGTGTGTCCATAGATACAATGAATCTATTTGGACGAGTTCCACCGTCAAATTTATTCTTAAATGTTTCAATTGACATTATTGTTTCAGCCATTATTATTCTCCTTTATTATTATTATCCATTAAAGGATATCTGATGTGTTTTTATTTGTGAATGTTAGTCGTATAAAGTTAATAGATTTGGACGGTTTAATATAAACATCTGCAACAAATTGATTAGCATCTATTATAGATGGTGGATTATTAGACTCATCACATATTACTTTAAAATCATATATTCCTCTACGAGATCGAATAATTCGTAATATTGGGTCAACAGCATTCTTAAATGATAGTCGTGTTTCTGCATCATTAAATTCAAACAATTTTGCTCTTGCAGCGGCACCAACTGTTTTCTTTAAATATATAAACAATCTTGAAACATTGATTCGACTTAGTGTGCTTGTATCACTTTCAGTGGTTTTATCTCCAAATAATACCGTTCCTTCTCCTGGGTATGTAACAACAGGATTGACTCCAGCATCATACATTGTGTCCATTTCAGTATCGTTTGGATTTTCTTGCAAACTTACAACATCAAGAATTTGTCCTCGTTTAAATCCAGCTGGTGACCACCAAGGGTCTGCTAATTTATCTGAACGGGCAATACACCCTGCAACATCTGCGGCGCAATTGGTAGTGATATAATCAGAGGTAGTAGTATTATTTACTGCTCTATAAATGTCTAGGTGTCGTTTTCTACCAAATACTACAAAGTTATATTGATCACTCGATCCACTATCATTTGCGGCTTCTCCAGCAGATGCTCCAGTTGAATTGGTTATAGCAACACAATCTTGTCTGGTCGATGCAATCGTACCAATTGTTGAATTGCTTCCACCCGTTGCAGCGAATACTACATCTAATGGAATTTGTTTATCTTTAAGTCTATTTGGACCAACTATACTATCATCAGCTCCTGTACCAGCGACAATTAATACACCACCATATTGTAGATAATTGTGTCCAGCCCACCATTCATTTGCCCAGCTACCTGTTGGACCAGCACCCCATCTTGCAAATGTATTACCCCCATAACTGAATGCATCTGAAACATATTCTGCACCCACGGGTTCTTCTGATTTTAATCTACTAATCCAATTATTTAAATTGTCTACTGTAATTTTTCCTGATTTACGTTCTGCTGTATTTCCAACTGCACCGATAAGATTATGAAATGAAGGCATTCCTGCCCGCAATGATGCTCCAGATTCTGTTCCTGGAACGAAAAAACTTTCGTCATTGATAATAACTGTTACATTTGGTCTTGCCATTTGAATCTCCTTGAAGAATATTTATTTCTCAAATAATACTATTTGTATTCTTGATATTTATAGTTTTTCGATTTTCTACATGGAAAACCATCTATCTTCACCATCCCATTCACTTTCATCTACTTCATCAACAATAAAACCAAATGGCATCAATTCATTCTCAATATCCCTAATTTTTTCTTCGTATATTTGTGTTCTAACATCCGCATCTGTCATAGATTTGAAGTAATCTTGCCGTGTCATCCATGCAAAAAGCACCAAAGACATCACCAAATCGTCTGTATGTCCATCATCTGCCTCAAATGAGTTCTTTCTTGCAATAAATGTAATAAGTTCATTTATTGTATCCACATCTTCTATGAGAAGTTTATCTTCTTCTATTAGACTTTTCAATACCGAACACCCAAGTTTTTTAACTGGCATAGTTGTTCTCACACCCAATTGAGATTGGGAACTTCTTCCACCAAAACCACCACTCATCACTTGCCCTGCACGACCTTGATATGTCGTCATCATCACATTTTCATATTCTAGGTCTTGGTGTAAAATATCTGCTACTTGACCACCAATATCATTAATTTCTATCAAAACACTTGCACTATTATATTTCATAGCAACTGCACGAATAATAGTTGGATATACCATAGGAGATATTGTATTGTTTCTATATCTTGCAACCATCTTATATGGCATATCTGTTGCATCTACTACCACAAATGCACTATAATCCTTACCTTGACCTCTGGAAGTATCAACCGTTATGAAATAATCCCTATCTTCTTGTGGTTCTTCATATATCCACAACCCATCCGCATCTTTTGTTTTTGGTGTTGCCCAATTCATAATCCGAAGTTTCGCAGAAGAAATTAGAGTATTTTGACTACCGAGGAAGTCACATATAAATTCTTGTTGGAATTGATCTTCACTTGTATTTGCTATAGTATCTTCTTTCCACTTTTCATCCCTTAAAGGACCACCAGGATATTGTGGCACTTCATCCCATTGAACTTCAAGAGGAATGTATTCATTTTTACCATCTTCTCCTGGTTTCTTTGTCGCACCCTTCCAATAATAATAAAACATATTCAGACCGTTTGGTGTTGAAATCATAATCACTTTGGTTTCTTGACCTGCGGAAATTGTCGGATAGACGGAGTTAAAGAATTCTTCGGCAATATTGGTAGGAACGTGTGCGAACTCATCAAGTAAAATTGCGTTGTAACTTCCACCACGAATTGCACTGGATGATGTAGATGATGCAATAATTCTTGAACCATTTTCAAGTTTGATTGATGCTTTGTTCCATTCTACAATTCCTTGTTGCAACCAAAGTGGCAAATATTCATATGTGAGTTGCAACCTACTTAGAATATCTTTCGCAACCGATTGCTTGTTTGCAAGAATGGCAACATTCATATTTTGATTGAATAGAATATAATGCAATAGGTATGCAACCATTGTGGTAGACTTTCCAGATTGTCGTGGCAACTTTGCAATGGTAAACCTATTATTATGTACGGTCTGCACCATATCTTCTTGGAAGTCGTATAATTTAAAGGGAACAAGTCCTTCGTCCAAAGAAACAACCTTGACATATTTTTCGATGAAATATACAGGATCTTTGGCACATTTCATATATTCAACCACCTGTTCTTCAGTGAATTGAATATTAACACCAGCCTCTTTTAGATTTTGGTTTCCTAAATATCCTTTTGCTTTATTTGTCATCTACTATCTCAGTTTCAATAATATCACTGGTTATTGCCTTTGTTCGACTTCTCTCTGCATTTATCAAATCTTGTAATTCACTGGTAGAACCAACATAAATTGATTGGTTAGTTGTATTATTGACATTGATTTCTTCTTTATTGATTTCTTTCACCTTCTTATGTAAATCCATCAAGTCTTTGTTTACTTCAGCAACGGTTTTAATCATTTGCGCTGCAACTTCATATGCTCTTGGTGCATCACCTTGAACAGCAACATTTAAAATTCCATCAATTGCTTCTTCACCTTGTTTGATGAGTTCTTTCATGTTCTTGCGAACCAACCAATAGTCTTTTTCGCTGTCAACCGCATCA